TGACACTCGAACAATTTTGTGATAGCGAACACGGGAACGGGGGCGGGGGCTTGGGTTCGTTGTCGGTTTCGTCTATTGACATTAGATAGATATAGGCTTATAATTGTTTAGTCATTAATAGATAAGTGGAGTTTAATATGATTGGTGAATACTGTAGAAAATACAGGATAAATAAGGGGGCTACCTTAAAGGAGTTAACAGAAGGTGGGCAAATTAAAACTTTATCAGCGTTTGAAATGGGTAGAAGCACAAACATTCATCATTTAGAACCATATATTAAATTAAGTTCTAAACATAATGATGAAAATGGGTTTATGGATGGCTTACTGAATGCAATAAGAGAGGGTTTAAATGGCACAAGCAACTAAAGTTTCAATTGAACGTTTCTATTCAGAAATTGAGCGTATTAATCGTGAAGTGCCTGAAAAGGTAGACCGGATTAGAATGTATCGCGCTCAGGCTTCACGTTTAGCAAGTCTGGCAAATAAACGTATTCAGAGACTCGAATCAAACGGGTTAACTGACTCACCCGCTTATAAGAAATATATTGAGACAGGGGGAAAATTTGGGGTTCGTGGTAAAGACCATAACCAATTGCAAGCGGAAGTAGCACGTTTAAGAAAGTTTATTGAAGCTGAAACATCAACCGTTAAAGGTGTGACAAATACCCTGAAAGAAATGGCGTCAAATACAGGGATTCAATATGACAACCTAAAAGATTTGCGCTCGAAAGCGTCAAAATTTTTCGAACTATCCAGCAAGGTAGAGCAATATTTACGAACCGTTGATGATATGGCCAGCGCCATAGGCTACCAAAAAATATGGGAAGCAATTAATCAGTATGTAAAAACAGAGGGAGTGGATTTATCAAGCGCAGAAGGTGATATAGACGGAATGGTTAAAGCTGTTACCGATGCAATTAAAGAGTATGACCAGCCTATACAGAAATTAGGCGGAAACGGTTGGTTCACTTTGAAGTAAGGGAATAAATTGGAACATTATAAAAGCCTGTTTGATAAGTTGGATGATATAGACTTACCACTTATTAAAACTAATAAGAAAATTGAATATATCAATTTACCTTGTGGATTCGACATTGAGACTACTAGTTATAAAGTCGATGAAAATAAGGCGGCTTTTATGTATGTGTGGATGTTAGGCATTGACCACGGAAAAGGAGTGTATTACGGGCGAACATGGGAGGAATTTTTAGAAGTATGTGAGGAATTACAAACACGTTTTAACCTTTCAGAAAATAAACGTTTAGTTGTATACGTTCACAATTTAGGCTATGAATTTCAATTCATGCGCAAGTATTTTAATTGGGTTGATGGTGGATTATTTGCAGTAGATGAAAGGAAACCGATTAAATGCTTATGCGATTATGGGATTGAATTTAGGGATTCCTATATTTTAAGTGGGTTTTCACTTGAAAACACTGCTAAAAATTTGGCTAAATATAAAGTTAAAAAATTAGTGGGGGATTTAGACTATTCATTAATAAGGACGCATGAAACTAAACTTACTGATGCTGAAATGGCTTATTGTGAAAATGATATTGTAATTATCACCGCATATATTGCCGAACAAATAGAATTATACGGCGATGTAACCAAAATACCAATGACCAATACAGGACGCGTGAGAAACTTTGTGCGCGATAATTGCTATTACACTAGCAAAAATCATCGCAAAACAAGCAAATCAAAATATATTAAATATCGTAAAATAATGGATGATTTAACAATTGACGCCGAAACATACATTCAGCTAAAACGCTCATTTATGGGAGGATTTACCCACGCAAACGCCAATTATTCCAACGTGGTGTTAGAGAATGTTTCAAGTGTGGATTTTACTTCATCATATCCGGCTGTAATGATTTCTGAGAAGTTCCCTATGAGCAGATTTAAACCCTGCGAGTTTTCATCTATGGAACATTTTGAAACCTGTTGCGCTCGTTTTGCTCTGGTGTTTGAGGCTAAATTTACCAATATCCGAGCTAAAATAAATCAAGAGAATTATCTCAGTGAAAGTAAATGTGTAACACTGATTAAACCTGTTTTAAATAATGGGCGTGTAAATAGTGCAGCGGAATTAACAACAATAATAACGGAAGTTGATTATGACATTATGAAAAACTGTTACGAATGGGATGATATTGCAGTTAGTAACGGGAAGTTTGCGCACAAAAACTATTTACCTAAATCTATTATAGAATCAATATTGAAACTGTATCAGGATAAGACAGTATTAAAAGATGTTGAAGGGTCAGAGGTTGAATATTTACTTTCAAAAGGTATGCTAAATTCAATTTATGGTATGTGCGTTACTGATATTGTAAAAGATAAGGCTGTTTATAATGATGAATGGGGTTTTGAAAAAGTCAACGTAGAGGAGGAAATAGAGAATTATAATAACTCGCGTAAAAGATTCCTATATTATGCGTGGGGTATTTGGGTCACTGCATATGCTCGCCGTAATTTATGGACGGGTATTTTAGCCGTTGGGGATGATTACATTTATTCAGATACAGATAGTTTGAAGGTGTTAAATTATGATAATCATAAACCGTATATTGAATGGTTTAATAAACAGATTGTAGATAAAATGGTCGCAATGTGTGAGTATTATAATTTAGACCAGTCACTATTAGCCCCGAAAACTAAAGACGGTAAAATTAAAATGATGGGGGTATGGGATTTTGAGGGAACATATAAAAAGTTTAAAACGTTAGGCGCTAAACGCTATCTTGTTTTAGACCATGACAAACTTAAATTAACCGTTGCGGGTTTAAGTAAGCAAAACGGGATTAAACATATGCTGGAAATGGCTTGCGGTGATATTGAAGGCGTTTTCGATATGTTTAATGATAACCTATATATTCCCGCAGAAAAAACGGGTAAAATGACTCACACTTATATTGATAATGAGTTAAAATTTAAAGTAACTGATTATCAGGGGATAGAATCAACCGTTAACCCATTATCAGGGGTTCACTTAGAAAATTGTGATTTCACACTATCAATTACCGAACAATATAACGAGTTTTTGCGCCAGTTATCACAAGGTTACATATATAAAGGGGTTAAACACGTATGAAATACTATAACACAAATGCAATTGATAAAAAGAATGCAACATATAACGTTATTTTTGGCGAGCGTTCAAATGGTAAAACCTATGCCCTGTTATTAAAAGGGCTAAAAAATTACCTGAAAACTGGCGAACAAATGGCATACGTTCGCCGATGGAAAGAAGATATTATAGGACGCCGCGCCGCTCGTTTATTTGCTGGCCTTAATGAGAATGGGGAAGTTAGCAAATTAAGCAAGGGTGAATATTCTGGCGTTCATTATTGGGCTGGCAAATTCTACCTTTGCAATTATGACGAAAAAGGTAAGCCAGTATTTGCAGATCAAGACGTTATTTGTTTCGCATTTTCTTTATCAGATGGTGAGCATGATAAATCAACGTCATTCCCTAACGTTACACTAATTATATTTGATGAATTTCTGACTAACAAATTATATCTTAATGATGAATTTGTCCACTTCATGAATACTATTTCCACAATAGTTCGTAAACGTGTAGACGTTAAAATCTATATGTTAGGTAATACGGTTAATAAATATTGTCCATATTTCTCTGAAATGGGTTTAGAACACGTCCAGAAAATGAAGCAAGGAACTATCGACGTATACCGCTATGGTGATAGCTCGCTAATTGTCGCCGTTGAATATTGTAAATCAATTGATAATGGGAATAGTACCGAGGCAAATAAATATTTTGCATTCAATAACCCGAAATTATCAATGATTACAGGTGGCGCGTGGGAATTAAATATTTATCCCCATTTACCATATAAATATAAACCTAAAGATATATTGCTAACCTATTTTATTGATTTTAGTGATAACATATATCAGTGTGAAGTTATTAATATAGGCGATGTTTACTTTACTTACATCCATATTAAAACTACACCTATTCAAAATCCTGATAGTGATTTAATATATTCACTGGACTACAACCCGAAACCTAACTATAATCGTTCTATATTCAAACCAGTTAGCAACGTTCAAAAGAAAATAGCGTGGTTTTTTGCTAACGATAAAGTTTTCTATCAGGATAACAACGTGGGTGATGCAATCGCAAACTATCTTAAAATCTGCAAAGGGGCGTAACATGGATGCAAACTCAATTAAGACAATAATCGACACAATGGGATTCCCCATTTTCATTTGTCTTGTCTTATTGTGGTTCATTAAAAACACGTTAACTAAACATTCTGAATTGATGATAGAAATTCAGAAGTCTTTAGCCGCTAACACTGAATCAATCAGAATGTTGATTGAGAAATTACAGGATAAATAATCATGCCATACGATTACAAGTCTAAAAGAGCTAATGTTAACCAGCTAAATAAATATATGCTGGCTAAAACATTGTCCATGTTTGAGTATGAAAATTTACCCGCAACTATTCCGGCGCGTGAATTAGAAAAACTCTTACAGCGTAACGGTTATGCGTTCATCACTAAAGCCCCTGATGGCGAGCTATACGCATTCACTGGCGGGTTAGGTGGTGAAACTGACGCATATGGAAATGCCACACAAATTGTTATTTCTAATCCCGCGCTAAAATATAACGCCACCTTAGATATTAAAAAAGATGGCGTGTTATTTTATAATGATGATATGGCGGCGGGGCTGCTGGCATTCTACGAAAAACAAAACACGTTGTTAGTGGAAAATGAAATTAATATGGTTGTATGGGGTTATAACTCGCGTACTCAAAAATTAATTTCAGCGCCTGATGATAAGTCAAAAGAATCTGCTGATTTATACGTCAAAAAAATCATTGATGGTGAATTGTCGGTAATTGGTGAAAACGCATTATTTGACGGCGTTAAAGTTCAGCCAGCTAATAATAGCTCTGGTAACGGCGTGTCACAAATGATTGAATATCACCAATATATCAAATCATGTTTATTTAATGAGGTGGGTTTACCTTCTAATTTCAACATGAAAAAAGAGCGCCTAATTTCCAGCGAAATAGATCAGGCGGAAGATAGTTTATTTCCACTGGTTTATAATATGATGGAAAACAGAATCGCCGCCGTTAATTTAATTAATGAAATGTTTGGGACTAATATTAAGGTTGGTTTCGGTTCCGTGTGGGCGCTCAAAAACAAAAAATTGGTTGATGGTGTTGTCGATGATAACGCCGTTTTACCGAATGAGACTGGTAACGATAACGGGAACGGGGGCAAGGGTTCGGCCTCAGATACCGCTACCGATAACGGACAGGAAAATAGCGCTGATGATAATCAGGCGGCTAATACTGAATCGAATAACGATACTGATTTAAATAATGGGGGTGGTGAAGATGAACAAGAACAGCGCCAATCTGATAATCAGGATTCTGGCAACGATAGCGGAAATGATTATGAATCGGAAAAAACGATAGAAGAATTACAAGCCATTATTGACTCGCCAGATTCAAGCGATGAAGATAAACAGGCCGCTACCGAATTATTGAACGAATTGCAGAATAAGGAGTAAACAATGGAAACGCCAGTTAATTTAAGAGGTTATTTAACTGGCGGTAGTATTTTTACCGCCATTCAGACAATTAAAAAATTCCCGTTTTTTGTCGGTAATGATTCCGATGAATTAGATTACATGTTGACGCTTAATTATGGCCAACGTTTAGTTTTTAGCGCATTTATTGACGTACCTGTTAATACAGTCGCAAAACATATCGTTAAATTGTATGGCGATAAATGGGACGGCTTAATTAAATTTAATGAAAATAGTGTTAATATTGGGGCGGCTTCCAGTGTTAAAACTACGGGAAAACAAAAAACAACGGGGGTTAAAACTGATAATACTGATGTGACTAATAAAGTTTCGGCTTTTAATAGTGATGAATTATTGGTTGATACGGGTACAACTACGGTAGGGGATGAAAACACTACTCAGGACGTAAACCGTGATTCATTGGTTGAAACTTTTAATATTCAAACGGCCTTTAATAACTTGCCATTGGCTGAAAAGACTAATATAATTAACGTAGTTTTAAAAGACGTGGCAAACTATTTAACTGTTTTGGCGTATTGAGCGCCAGCATAAGAGGAATGAAACATGAAAGTAACTCAATTATACGCGCTCGTTAACTCAGTCACTAAAGAAGTGTTGGGCGAAACTGCCGTTGTTAATGAAGATCTTTCCAATATCGTTGATGTTGGTAAGGCGGTGATGGATCAACAAAACGGCGTAGATAATTACGTTCGTAAACTGGTTGACCATATCGGCAAAGTGATTTTTGTTAATCGCGCATATGCTGGCGGTGCGCCGTCCGTTCTCATGGATTCGTGGGAATTTGGCAGCGTACTGGAAAAAGTTTCTGCTGACCTGCCAGAAGCGTCAGAAAATGATAGCTGGAATTTGCAGGACGGGCAGGACTACCCGCAGGATGTTTTTTATCAGCCTAAAGTAGAAGCAAAATTCTATAACTCAAAAGTCACCTTTGAAGTTAAAATGAGCTTTGCTGAAAAACAGGTTAAATCCGCGTTCTCAAGCGCCGAACAGCTTAACGGCTTTATTTCCATGCTGGTAACTGCTGTCGAAAACAGTCTTACTGTTAAGCTGGACGCGCTCATTATGCGAGCCATTAACAACATGACTGGTGAAGTCATTAGCGGCGCTGATGCTAATCAGGCGATTAACCTGCTGACTGGTTTCAATGCCGGACGTACTACCCCGCTGACTGCTGCCGATGCAATTACTAACCCTGATTTTATCCGTTATGCGTCTTATCAAATCGGCCTGTTTACTCAGCGTATGGGTAAAATTTCTACCCTGTTTAACGCTGGCGGTAAAGCGCGTTTCACGCCGAAAGATAAAATGCACGTTGTTCTGTTGTCAGATTTTAGCGCCGCCGCTGGCGTGTATCTTGAATCTGATTTGCAGAATAAAGATCTGGTAGCGCTGCCTGACCATGAAAGCGTTCCATATTGGCAGGGTAGCGGCACTGGTTACACCTTTGCCGATGTTTCCGCCATTGATATTAAAACAGCGTCAGGCGCAACCGTTAAACAGTCTGGCATTATCGGCGTTATCTTTGACCGTGATGCGGTAGGTGTGGCAAATCTGGATCGCCGTGTTACCACTGCCTATAATGCGCGGGCAGAGTTTTACACTAACTTCTACAAACTGGACGCGGGTTTCTTCAATGACACCTCAGAAAACTTTGTAGTTTTCTATGTAGCGGACGAGTAATAACGTAAGTTAATAACGTAAGTTAATAAAAAGGCTGGCCTTCTGGCTAGCCTTTTTTATAGGGGGTTTTATGGATTTGAATTTATACGTTGTTAATGATAGTGATAATGTCATTAATAAAACAATGACTGGAAAAGTCACTATTAATATTAACCTGAAACGTGACGTTGATATTAGTTCGCCGTCATTAGTTCTGTTAGATGGTTTAGGCGTAAATTATTCCGATTTTAATTATGCTGAAATTCCAGAATTAGGACGTTTCTATTTCGTTAATAATATTCAGCGATTGAATCACAAAATGATTCAGGCTGATTTAGTTTGTGATGTTCTGGAAACTTATAAATCTGATGTTCTGAATAGTAAGGCGCGTTTCAATCGAGCTATTAAAACTGGCGATTATTTTATGGGGCAGGTTGACCAAAGTTATATTAAAACTGTATCTATACATAATAGCAATGTTACATTAGGTGATGATAGTTCAATCATTTTAACCAGCGTAGGGGAAATTTAAATGGCTGCTTATTATGTATTTAAACAGGCTGATATTGATTTAGCCACTGCAAACGGAATCGTTTTATATATTAACGATGTTTTGGCTAAAGCTGGATCACCTGTTAATCAGGGGGATAAAGTTAAAGCCACTGCTAATTCCGGCAAATTTATTTTAAACTCTGCTAGAACTATTACCCCAAGATTATATTTTGGGGCAAATGTTAATAACTACTTTTTTAATCCGGTTGATAAAGATAACCCAACTGTAGTTATCGCAAATATTTCGACCGTCAGTCCTTATGATGATAATACTACATTTAGTTTAACTCCCCCAATTCTTGAAAATGTCGAACCTGTAATGGGGTATGTTTTAAAATCGTCGGAAATAACTTCATTAAAAAATGGTGGCGTTCAATCCGTAAAAGTTAAAGGGGTTGATGTTGTTTCAGATACTAATATTTATGTTGGTGATTCAGTTGAATTGGTATTACCATCTAATAAATATTGGGCTACCGCTCCCGTATTCTATTCAACTGATGAATGGGGCGACCCTATAACAAAACCTTTTACCATTAATGGAACTAATACGGTTACCATTACCTATGCAAATAACACTGGTAATTCATGGTCAAAAATTAAATTAGGCTCAATCGCAAACGTTGTTATTACTGGTTACACTCTTACTATGACCGAGGTTAATCGGCTTAAAAGTGAGGGGGCTACGCGGGTAGTTTTAAATGGTTCAGATGTTACCTCGCAGAAAGTTTTAAAATCTGGCGATGCTTTGCGCATTTTAATTGGTGTGGGTAAAATTTGGTCAGTTCCACCAAGTTTTATTAATGGCGCTGATAGCCTACCATTTACCACTTCTGATAGATGGGCTGATATTAAGTTCGCCGATAATCCGTCTGGCGCTGGATGGACTCAAATTAATATTGGCACAATTATTGATAAACCAGCATATACCTTTAGACAATATGATATTGATAATTTTAATAATAGCGGCGTAGTAATGACCGTAAACGGAATTATCGCAGAGGTGGGGACTCCTTTAAATATCGGTGATGTTTTGGTAGCAACTGCTGGAAATAGTCGGTATTTCTACATGGCTCCCGATTCTTACGGGGATGATAAGCCGTCTATTTATATGAATTATTACGATAATAGCATTATCCGCATTTATTTTAATTTGTCTGTTGATATGAAAACGGCTACCCTAACAATTCCTGAAATTGTAAGGGGTAATGATATTTATGGATTCGTATCTAAAACCGAACAAAAAACAAATGTTGTCGGTACTAACAACGTTTATTTAATTAATGAGCAAATATTAAAACAGGTTAACGCTAAACGTTTTAAAGTTGTGTCTGATGGGGGTACTACCCCTAACGAAACTGTTTATGATTATGGGCAGTTTATTTTAAGCCTGTTAAGCATACCGTTTACAGTGCCAACCGAAAACATTTTATTACCCGAATCTATTATTCTGGCAAACTTTGATACCGGAGTTTCAGCGCCTAAAATTAATAGCGATATTCTGGAAATTAATTTAGGTGAAATTAAAGTTGTTGGCGAGTCTAATAACCTATTAGATTACGCTAATACTGTAGCTCTGCTACATTTGCCTAGAATGGATACAATCGCTATTGACCTTGAATATGTTATAAACCAGACAATTAAAATTGTTTACCTGTTAGATTGTTACACTGGTAAAGCTACGGTGAACATCTATAGCGATAAAATTAACTCACCAATCGTTACAAAAACGGTTGATATTGGGGTTAATATTCCATACGCGAACACGCATAATAACGCCGTGTTAGATAATGGTAATATCGAAATTGGCGGGGATAATGGAGTTAAAACCCCGTTTATTGAGCTGGTTAAATCTGATACACTTTTATCTAATGGGTTGTTTACCATCCCTGTAGTTGATGAAGCGATTTTAAACACTGCTACCGGATTTATTCAGGTTGAAAACGTGGAATTGAAAACAGGCGCTTTGAGAAACGAAAAAGAAATGCTAATTAATATCCTTAACAATGGAGTAATCATCAAATGATTAAACATCAAGAGAAATTAAGCGGGGTAAATCCTAAATTAGTTCAGGTGGTGTTATTGGCTGCAACTATTTGTCCTATTGATATTTACGTAATTGAAGGGTTGCGGACTATTGAGCGGCAACGCGATTTAGTTGCACAGGGTAAGTCTAAAACCATGAATAGCCGCCACCTGAACGGCGGGGCGGTCGATTTGTGGGATGGTCGGTCATGGGATAAGGCGGCATTTAAGCCCATCATAGAAGCTATGGAGGAAGCTGGAAGGCGCTTAGGTGTTAAGCTAACTGGTGGCTATACGTGGGGATGGGACTACCCACACTGGCAGATTGAGAAGTAGTAAAGAAAAAAGCCCCGATTAAGGGGCTTTTAATTATTAAGGGGATTTAAAGCACTTCAACAAAATAAACGCTTTGCTTTTTCGCAGTTTCTTTAATGTTAACCTTGATGAAAGGTTGGTCATCGCCGAAAACGGCTTGCACTTCCTGCAATGCTGATTTTGCGCTGGCGCTGTCGGTAAAGAGGCCGTGGATTTCGCCGTCCTCAGTCATTACAACGGCTTTGGTTGCTTCCTCAGTGATAACAAGTTTGAGGATTTTAAACGGCGTGCCTTCTTCTTTAAACGCGAAAATATGTTTTGCGTTTGCCAGTGCGTTAAAAATTGCTTTGGTATCGAGAGCGGGGGTATTTTTAGCCATGATATTTATTCTCTTATTTAGGTTGATTTTAAAGTGGGCTAACTATTTAGCCCGATTTTGATTATACCAGCTTATGCCAGTTTTACAACACGTTTTTCAGGGAAAACGCCGACAACAACATCAAATTCAGCCAGAATAGCTACGGCTTCATTGGCGCGGGATTTAGTAGGGTAGATTACTGCCTTACCACCTTCAACCGCTGTTAATGCGCCGTCTTTATCAGCTACCGCAGAACGAACAACATATACAGTAATTTTCTTTTCCATTTTACAGCCCCTTAATTTGAGTTATTTGCTTAACCAACGTTTCGATTACGTGGTTAATAGTATCACATTCATAAGAATGTTCAAGATGTAAATCATAGTTTTTATCTAAATGTAACTCTAACACTACAATCTTAGAGCTTTCTAATGATGCTGAAACATGCCAGTAAATCACACCATTTTCCCACTCAAAAGCAATAGCATTTTGTGCGTCAACGTCTGGTTTAAGAAATGTTTCAACGTCAATAGGTAGACGTGAGTTAATAGCCCTGATAACACTTAAAGCGAAAAATTCAACCATGGTTAAAACCCCCCATTCATATCACGAAAGTAAGCACCTGCTAACATTAAATCATAATCGTTTGCTTTCAATATATCCATAGCATACCAATAACTAACACTATATTTTTCACTTAAATATATTGCTTTTTCTTGAATAGTCATAAAACCTCCGTCAACTATTTATAGTAATTATAAACCTATCACTATCTAATGTCAATAGACGAAACCGACAACGAACCCAAGCCCCCGCCCCCGTTCCCGTGTTCGCTATCACAAAATTGTTCGAGTGTCA